AGAAGATTTAAAATTGAAAAACAATATGATGAAAATATTCGTCATAAAGGTGAGTGGAAAGTATTGGAGTGGAATTCAAAAACACGCGAGTGGGATTGGCATGAAACATATAGCCCACAATGGTATGCTAAAGAACAAGTTATGAAAATGGGCGAATATGATAATAGGGGTAAAAAAAATGTTAATTAATCCTCAATTGAATGAACATCCGGATTGTGGTACCGATAATTGCTGTGGTGAGTGTAAGCCTACAAATGAATCCGCTACTAAATTAAATGAAGCAAATCCAATAGAATTACAAATTAAGACTTCTTTATTAACCGAAACTACGACGGAGTTATCCCAATGAAACCATTTAAGCTTTTTATTGCCGAAGGTGGAAGATCCGAAACCTGGGAAGATGGCTATAAACGTCGTGTTGTAAAAACAACTGATGCTGAACATAAAGCGGATGGTATGAAATGGCGTATTAAAGGTAAAGATAAAGATAATATCTCTATTAAGCTATACAAGAAAAAACCGGACCAAGAAGAATTTAATAAACAAATGAAGCGAGTGGCCGGCCATGAATTTGGTAGTCAATAATTATTACAAAATATATGTATTGAATATATTATATTATAAATAACAATAATAATAATTTATCGCATGGGAAATTAAATATATGTCCGATAATAACGAGTCACAAAGATCGCGACTAGAACGAATAGAAGTTAAATTAGATTTGCTAGCAGAAGCAATGGTATCTTTGGCACGCGCCGAAGAGAAAATTCTAAACATCCAAAAAGATAATTCAATGATGTATAAGCGATTAAATAAAATGGATGAAAAACTAGATAATTTAGGGCAAACAGCAGAAAATAATAGTAGAACTATTTCTATTATTAATAAAATATTTTGGGCAGTTTGTACTGCTGTTATTGCGGCTGTTGCCGCCAATATATGGATGTAAAGGAATACAATCATGGATAATCAATGGATCCGAAATTTGGCCGCAACATATGGTCAAGTAAAACAAAAACAAATGGAAGAAGCGGCGGCTAATCCTGCTGAAGAAACCGTAGATGAAAGTTCAGTTGCTGCGACGCGTAAAGCGTTAGCTAAAGTAAGTGCTGCTTCTAAAAAGGGTATAGAAAAGGTTACTCTACCAAAAGCCCCATGGGATAAAAAGAGTAAGACCGAAGATAATACTAACGATAAGTCTGATGACGGTGAAGGTATGGATAAAGTCCAGCCTAAAGCAGTCAAGAAAAAATTCGATGACCGTAAAGACAAAGACATTGATAACGATGGCGACATCGATTCTTCTGATGAATATCTTCATAAACGCCGCAAAGCAATTGCAAAGGCTATGGATGAAGAGCGTCAAGTTTGCCCTGAATGCAAAGGCAAAGGTTGCAAGCATTGTGATAATAACGGTTATCATGAAGTATCAGAAACTAAAAATGAAGATACTGATAATGCAACTTTAGTATGCAAAGAGTGCGGCGATGAATTTAACAAACCGAAAAACGAAGACTGCTCATATGATTCCAGCGACAAAGACGGTTCTAATTGGATTACTAAATCAAATACTGATGAATCTGTTCAAGAAGCTGCGCAACCGGAGTCCAATGATATCACACGTGATAGTTGGCAAAAGCAATTGCAAACACGCAAGGGCGAAGCAGATTTTATTAATAAACATACAATTGAAACACCAGAATATGCTGATGGCCCAACCGTTAACACAAAAACTTTTCAATCATTTTTGAACGGCGTTAAAAGTCCAACTACGAGACCCGGTGATAATTCTACTGGCGATAAAACGGTGATTTACCGCGCCTAAAAAATAAAGGCTAACACTTTGACATTATTTAATGAGTTGAATGAAAAGAATTTCCTTATATATGTAGCGAAGCATTATTATAATCCTAAGTGTATTGATGTTGATGAATTTCATGAAGATTTGAATAGATTTAAATATATAAAAAGATTGATTAATAAATATATAGAATCGGGCCGGTGTAGTGAAAGATTAATACTAAATCATTTGGTAGTAGTCTTTAACTCTTTTGGACCAGAAGCCACTCTTAAGATTTTAGAGTATAAAATGACTTCTGCCCACTGGCCCGTTTTAAAACCATTTTTATTGTTCCTTAATTATATTGGACCTAACCAATATCTTGGTATAGAAATGGATAAGGAAATTGTAGAAAGACTGAGAGCAATATAATGGGAATTTTTAAATCAGCAGCAGATTTAGTATATACTATTAGATTTTTAAAGCTATTAGTAACACCGTTTGAAAAAACCGAAGCATTTAAAATTGGTCTTATTGATAAAGCTGGTAAACGAATTAAAAGCGAAGCTATAGATTCTCCGGAAAAAAAATCTGCATATACTCCGTTTATTAAATTGGTATTTAATATTAAACGATTAATGGCTAAAGCGCCCGGTGGTGGTTCTATTATTGGGTCTTATGCTGCAGCTTTATATCTTATTAAAGAAAAATACAAAATTGATGATAGAGGATTACAAAAAATTATTGAAACAACTGGTCATCACCCCGTAGATTTTTTAAACGAACATAGCGAATGGTTTATGTTAGAAGGTAATCGGGTATCTCCGGGTATGTATAAGGTAAAATATCCTAAAATGGTTAATAGCACTAATGAAGAATTAGTACGGGCTAAAGATCAAATTCGTATTATTAATGATGGATATCCAATTGGAGATATATTTGGCTTAAATATATATGAGGCTGTACATATTAGAACAAATCAAAAAATCTATATATCATCTACAGAATTGCTATAGGAAATACTATGAAAAAAATCAAGCCCCTTTACGGTCAAGCCATAGCGCCCGTATTGTCAAAAACTGAAGATATTGCGGCCGGAACTACTACTCAATCAGTTGTTGGTGCCGGTGATAATCCGACTGGCACTGTTATTGTTGATAAACGCCGTCGTAAAGATAAACCACCAAGAATCTTAAAAAGATTCCGCAAATTTATTGAATAAAGTTTAAAAAATATGATTAAAGTGTATCTTTTCCTTTCATTATTTGCTATAATAGGTGTATCGGGCTATTTCGGATACCAAGAATACCTAAGATTGCAACAAACAATAATTATATTAGAAACCAATAATGCTAAATTAAATAGTGCTATAGAAACTCAAGAAGATGCTATGGCGTCTCTTCAAAACAGTTATAATGATGCACAAGCAGAATTGACCACTATAAATGCCGAATATGCAAAAATAAGAAGACAAAGCCAATTATTAGCTGATAAATTAGAAAGAATAGATTTAACAGTTGCTGCACTTAATAATCCGGCTGGAATTGAGCGCGCGGTTAATCGTGGCTCATATAACGCCGGTCGATGTTTTGAATTGTTATCGGGTGCCGAACTAAATGAAAAAGAAAGGACCGCTGTAAATGGCGAAGCTTTTAATAAGGAATGCCCTTGGCTTTATGATACTTACAAGTCTGATGGCCTGCTCGAAACCGCTACCTCAGCAAATACAGATATCGTCGAAGCCGATTAATAAACCCGTATTGACTTTACCTGAAGTTGATGAATTAAATATGAAAACTCTTGAATGGATTGTTATTAATGAAAACAATCTTGACCAGGTTATCGAAGATCTAAGTAACGATGGTCAAGCCTTTGCGCTTTATGCATTAACCGGTGATGGGTATAGTAATTTAGGATTAAATCTTAGTGAAATACGCAAGTTAGTTGAACAACAAAAAACTATTATTGCGGCATATAGAAACTACTATGAAAAGGCTGAAGAAGCTTTAGATAGTGCTGTAATACTGGAAGAATAATAAATGTCAACTTTAATATCAGATCTTATGAACGATACACTTTGGATATATACTAGTATATTGGGGGCAATCTTAGGTGCTGCATTTTTAGCATATTTTAAAGACACCCGAGTTGGCCTATGGTGTTATGCTAAGCTAGATCAATTTTTAGATTTTTTAGTTAATAGATACGGGTTTACTTGGTTTGAACAACCAACCGATGCTTGGCGCAAAAAATATCCGCATGTAACTAAAAAAATTGACGAACTCGAAAATAGAATTTTAGAACTAGAGAAAAAATAAATTAATTTATTTTCCATATATTGATAAAAAAATCGTTAAAAGACTACATATTGTTAATTTTAAAGATTTACTTATGATATATAATAGTATATAATAAATCATCCGACTGAGTATATAGCATTTGCTCTTATTTTAAGGGTTAATATAGCTATCTTATTTTTAGACCTCCAATGAAGGAATAGCCATGATGCTGCAAACAACTCCCCAAGAATTTTTAAGAAAAGTTAATTACGTTACTAAACGTGATGGCACTACTGAAAGCTACGACGAAAATAAAATTAGTCTTGCGGTTTCTAAAGCTATGAAAACTGTTGGAATGCGGAGCAGGTTGCTCCCAGGTGAAGTAGCCAATGATGTAACAAATTTATTGAATGAGGATGATGCTGCTGATGTTCAAGTGGGGGTTGATAATATTCATACAACTGTAGAGAATGTTATTATGGATATGGGCTTACATGATTTAGCCCGTGAATATATTCGTTTTCGTTTTAATAACCAACCAGATATTTTTCGCAAAAGAACAAACCTAAAGCCGTATGAATATCCTCAGCTTAATGAATACACAGATGCTATTCGTCATTCATATTGGGTTCATACTGAATTTAATTATTCATCTGATATTCAAGATATGAAAGTTAATATGAAACCCGAAGAGGTTGAAATTGTTAAGAAGGCTATGTTAGCCATTTCTCAAATTGAAGTTGCGGTTAAAACATTTTGGTCTAAAATCGGTGATCGATTCCCAAAACCAGAAGTGTCTGCAGTAGGTATGACTTTTGGCGAATCTGAAGTGCGGCATGCCGATGCTTATTCAAATCTTATTGAAATAATGGGACTTAACGAAGAATTTGAAAAGCTTGTTGAAGTGCCTGCTATGAAAAAACGTATTGCGTATCTCGAACAATCAATTGGTTCTCCTGTTGATAATAAAGATTATTTTCATAAAATTATTCTATTTTCAATGTTTGTTGAAAATGTATCTTTGTTTAGCCAGTTTTTAATTATGATGTCATTTAACAAGCATAAAAATGTGCTTAAAGGTATTTCAAATGCAGTAGAAGCTACTTCAAAAGAAGAAGATATTCATGCTCGATTTGGGTTTGAACTGGTAAATATTATTCGGGCAGAAAATCCAGATTGGTTTGATAAAGATAGTATTAGCGAAGTTAATCGCCTTTGCCGTGATGCATATAAAGCAGAATCTGCAATTGTTGATTGGATTTATGGCGAATATGATTTAGATTTCTTGCCAAAAGAAACAGTAAAAGAATTTTTAAAATATCGGTTTAATCAATCGCTCCAAGCAATTGATATGAAGCCATTATATGATGTAGATATGGATGCAGTCAAAACTACTGACTGGTTTATGGAAGAAATTTTGAGTACAAAAAATGTAGACTTTTTTGTTAAGCGCAGTACCGCGTATTCAAAGAAAACAAAAGCGTTTACTTGCGATGATTTATTTTAGGAAATTATAGAATGAAAAAATATAAAAAGTTTTATTGGTTAAACGAAGATTCCCGAACATTTTTGTCACGTGGCTATTTAGAAGGAAAAGAAAAGCCAGAAAGCCGTATTCGCAATATTGCGGATAAAGCAGAATGGTATTTAAAAGATATGGCAAAGACTAAATCAGACCAATCAAAATTTGATGGTTTTGCTGATAAGTTTTATGATTATATGAGCCGCGGCTATTATTCATTAGCATCGCCAGTATGGGCAAATTATGGCAAAAACCGGGGCTTACCAGTTTCTTGTTTTGGTTCTTATATTGACGATAATATGGAAGCTATTTTATTTGGTCATGCTGAAAACGGTATGCTAATGAAAAACGGCGGTGGTACGTCGGGTTACTTTGGCGCCGTTCGTCATCGCGGTGCTCCAATTCGTGATTCAGGGGAATCCTCGGGTTCAGTACACTTTATGCAGATGTATGATACTTTGGCATCAGTTGTATCGCAAGGTTCAGTTCGTCGTGGTTTCTTTGCGGCATACCAAGACATTGAACACCCAGATGCTGACGAGTTTCTGGACATTGGTACAGAAGGTAATCCTATCCAAGGGCTTACAACAGGTATTACGGTAAGTGATGCGTTTATTCGCGAAATGAAAGCCGGTGATGCAGAAAAGCGCAGATTATGGGCAAAAGTTTTGCAGCGTCGAGCTGAGATTGGCTTCCCATATATTTTATTTAGCGATAATGTAAATGATGGCCGGCCCCAAGTTTATAAAGATAAAGATCTGCGCGTATATGCTTCTAATATGTGTGCTGAAATTGCCTTGCCATCTTCACATGAAGAAACGTTTACTTGTGTATTATCATCACTTAATCTTTTACATTGGGATGAGATTAAAGAAACAGATGCTATTGAAACATTAACTATGTTCCTTGATACTGTCTGTGAGGAATTTATTCGCAAGACCGAAGGCCAGACATATTTGCTTCGTGCGAGGGAATTTGCAAAAAATCACCGGGCGCTAGGCGCTGGTATTCTTGGCTGGCATTCATATTTACAGTCTAATATGATTGCTTTTGAGGGCACAGCCGCGGCCAAATTAAATCTTGAAATTGCAAAAACATTGCGAACAAGAAGTTATGAAGCTTCAAAAGAATTGGCTATTGTTTTAGGCGAACCCCCACTTCTTGAAGGCTATGGTATGCGCAATACTACTACAATGGCTGTTGCTCCAACTAAATCATCAAGTTTTATTTTGGGTCAAGTATCTCAATCTATAGAGCCAGAATTTAGTAATTGCTATGTTAAAGATTTGGCTAAAATGAAAGTAACAATTAAGAATCCATATCTTGAAAAATTATTGCAAGAAAAAGATGAAGATAAACCCGAAGTATGGGAAGCAATCCGTAATGCAGATGGATCTGTTCAGCATCTCGATATTTTAACTGATGATGAAAAAGCAGTATTTAAAACATTTTCTGAAATTAGTCCAAATACTATTATTGATCAAGCGGCAATCCGTCAAGAATATATTGATCAAAGTCAAAGCTTGAATCTAATGCTTGATCCAGATATGACTGTAAAGGAAATTAATCAGCTATATTTGTATGCTCATGAATTGGGTATTAAGAGTTTATATTATAGTTTTTCTATGTCTGCAGCACAATCTTTGACCCGCAAAAGAGTAATATCAACTGAATGCGCAGCATGTGAGGCCTAATATGAAATATTTTTATTTAGACTGTGATGTTTGTGAAACTGAAACACAAGTAGTAATATCAACCGATATCGATGATGATCCATACCATTGCCCGATGTGTGGAACCGAAATACGAGCAGAAATGATTGATGAACTAAACGACTCCGAAGATTAACTCTTAACATGTATTATAAATAAATTTATCGCGATGCGAATAAAGGATAATACATGTGGTTTTATAATGATATTGAATATAACCCGACGGAAGAGGAAATAAAGCCTTTCGTCGGGTTTGTATATTTAATTACTGATTTAACAAATAATAAAAAATATGTTGGTAAAAAAAATCTATGGTCTACTCGAAGATTGGCGCCATTAAAAGGATATAAAAGAAAGCGTGTTAAAGTAACACAATCTGATTGGCAAAACTATTATGGTTCAAGTGAAGAAGTTAAATTGCTTGTTGAAAATTCGGGAAGAGATAGATTTAAACGAGAAATACTGCGATTATGTATATCAAAGGGTGAATGCTCGTATTATGAAATGAGAGAACAAATGGTGCGGGATGTGTTATTAAAGCCCGATGAATACTATAATGCCTTTGTGGGTGGCAAAATCCATCGCAAACATGTATTAAAAGAAAAAAAGGATTAAAAAATGTATGAATATAAAGCAAACCTAGTAAAGGTTGTTGATGGAGATACCGTAGACGTTGATATTGATCTTGGATTCGGAATCTGGTTAAAAAACGAACGCGTCCGTGTTATGGGAATTGACACTCCGGAATCCCGAACCAGTGATAAAGTTGAAAAAATTTTTGGTATAGCCGCAAAAAATCGGTTAAAACAATTACTTGAAAAAGAATGTATCCTTAAAACGTTTGCCGCAAAAGATGGCGAAGATATGAAAGGCAAATTTGGGAGAATCCTTGGTGACTTTATTATTGGTGATACAACGGCTGCAGCTATTTTAATTGATGAACATCATGCAGTAAAATACTTTGGGCAAAATAAAGCTGATATTGAGCGCGATCACCTTGGAAATAGAGAAATTTTATTAAGTGAAAATATTATAGATGTAGCCGAAGTTCAAGAAGCTGCTGCAAAAATGAAATAAATCCTTTAGGGGGTTTACTTATCGATCAATATAGTGTAAAATAGTATATAACGATAGGGAGTATATAATGATTTTAATTGATTTCAATGGTGTTGCTATTGGTAATGTTATTGTGCAACGGTTAGCTTTAGATGAAAATCTTATTCGCCATATGATTCTTAATTCAATAAGAATGTATCGTCAAAAATTCGGTAAAGAATATGGCGAAATTGTTATTGTGGCGGATGGTAAAGGTAATTGGCGTAAAGATGCATTTCCACAATATAAATTCAAACGCAAAAATGCGCGTGAAGAATCTACAATTGATTGGAATGAAGCGTTTCGGATTATTAATTTAATTCGTGATGAAATTCGTGATCATTTTCCATATAAAGTAATTCATCAAGAAGGCTGTGAAGCCGATGACGCTATTGCTCATATTGCTTTAGGAACACAAGAGTTTGGTCAGCATGAGCCAGTAATGATTATTTCTGCTGATAAAGATTTTATTCAATTGCACAAATATGAGAATATTCGTCAGTATTCTCCAATGACTAAAAAGTTTGTAAAAGAAGATAATCCGCGGTTGTATTTTGCTCAACATATTTTTAAGGGTGACGCTAGTGATGGCATCCCTAATGTATTATCTGATGATAATGTATTTGTTGAAGGCCGTAGGCAAACCCCGCTAACTAAAAAGAAAATTGAGACTTGGCTTGCTGCAGATAATCTGGAAGCAGCGATGGGTGCAGATGCATATAGAAACTACATGCGAAATAAAAAACTTATAGATTTGACTGAAACGCCCATTTCTGTCGTTAAAGAAATTATAAATAATTATGAAAGCCAAAACCCTTCAAGTAATAGGGGAAAGGTTTTCCCATATTTGATTCAGAAGCGATGTAAATTGTTATTAGAAAGTGTACAGGAGTTTATATAATAAATGCTATTAGTTCATGAAATTATTCACGCGGCGGCCCGTGAAAAGAAAAAGGCCGACACGATTCAAATTTTACAAAATCATGAATCGTGGGCGTTGAAAGATATTTTACGTGGATCTTACGATTCAAATATTGTTTGGAATATTCCATCTGGCATACCGCCATATGAAGCAAATAAAATTGACTCTATTCCATCGTCTCTGAGCAGACAAAATAGTAAATTCCGATATTTTGTAAAAGGCGGTCCTGGCGACAGCATGCTTAAAGCTAAACGCGAAAAGCTATATGTGCAATTATTGGAATCTATCCACCCAGCAGATGCAGAGATTGTATTAAACATGATTCAAAAAAAAGCTATTAAAGGTATTACCCGCAACACAGTAATGGAGGCCTTCCCAGGGTTATTGTCTGATTCATAAAATGCATATGTTATTCACATTAACAACTAATTAATACTGAACTGGCCGTGCTTTGCACGAGCCAGTTTTTTCACTTTAAAGGAAGTCTGATGCTAGAGCAACAACTGAAAAGATTACAAGAAGATTCAGCTCAACTCGAAATTTTTGCAAACGAACTCAGAAAAGAAGGAAAGCAAGACCTAGCTAAAAAGGTCATAGTGAAAAAACAATATATTGAATCCTATATATCATCAAAGAAAACCGAATTAGTGACAACGCATTAGAAAGTATAAAATATTAGATTATGGCTATAGATTACATGAATTGGATAGAAATAGATAAAATTCTTTGGGAAGCTATTTCTAAGTGGGATGGCGCTGCAGATACTCGGATTAAAATGTTATCTCGAATATCAAAAAAATTTAATTGGACCGATAAACAAACCGAATTTGCATGCGCTAACCATTTTAATATGAGAATAAAATTACAAAAAAAAGAAAAAATTGTGGTTAAAACAAAAACAAAAAATATCGCAAAAAAGAAATAAGCTATTTACAATCCACTTTAAATGTGGTAATATAGTATATAACTTGGAGATATTATTATGAATTTATTTGTATTATCTGAATGCCCAATTGAGGCTGCTCAACAACAATGTGATAAGCATGTTGTTAAAATGATTTTAGAATCAGCACAAATGCTTTCGACCGTGCACCGTATGCTAGATGGTCACGCTGAAAAACGGCCATCAAAATCCGGCAAACGCATGGTTTGGCATTACCTTCACCCCAACAATAATATGGATAATGTGCTATATAAAGCAGTTCATTATCATCATCCATGCACAGTATGGACAGCAGAATCCAAAGATAATTACAATTGGCATTATGAGCACTTTATTGCGCTTGGCGAAGAATTTGAATATCGCTATAATAAACAACATCTCAGTATAACAAAGCTAAAAGATATTTTAGTAAAACCTCCTACTAAAATACCAGATATTGGACGTACACCATTTAAATTGGCTATGGCGTCTAATCCAGAATGCATTGCTCTCAACGATCCGGTTGAG